TTCGTATTCATAATGCTAATCAACCAGGATCTAGAGATAGTGTTACTTATGTAAATGGACTTACATCTTATTATAATAAGTATCTAACTCCGTACTTTCCTGATGTTTACCTGGACCAAACTGATGGACCAACGCTTGAAGGCTTTGTTGCTAAATTAAAAGCAGCAGATGTAACTTACAAAACTAGCAAAAATCTTATTGGTTGTATTCATACTTTTTTAAGATGGTGTATGTTTAAAAAATATCATCATGAATTTTCTAGTGCTTTAAACTGGAAGATTGGTAAGCATGGATCTAGCTATCTATTACCTGATAATGATGATCAGCTTTACGAAAAAGAAACTTATGTTTTAACAAACGAAGAAGCTAATAAAGTTTTAGCTTATGTTAAAGAGCGTAGAGAGTTATCTAGAGATGACGCTATGGCTTATGGCTTCTTTACAATGTTAGGATGTTTCGGTTTAAGATCTTCAGAAATTAGAGGATTAAAAAAGACTAGCTTTGATTTTGAAAAAAACACCGTAACTATTAAAGGTGCTTATCATGCAAGAACTGGCTATGTAAATAAAACTAAGAATAGAGGTAGCAGAAGAACAATACCTTTTACTCCAAGACAAGCAGAACATATCAAATGGTTTGCAGATTATATGCAAGAGAAAAGACCTTTTAATAAATACTTCTTTTCTGGTGCTAGAGGAGATGGACCTATTGGCGAATACTATTCTAGAAAATTAGTTTGGAAAACTTATGCAGCATTAGGTCTTGCAAAATTAAGAGTTTATACTCAGGCTAATACTGAACAGTATGAAGTTTTAGAGTGTAAGTTTAAAGGCAGTCCAACTAAAACTTGGAGACATTACGTTGCTTTAAATATGATTAATAATATGGAGGTATTAAAGTTATCTCCTAATCAGATTAAGCAAAGAGTAGGTCATACAAGATGGACAACTACTGTTGATCGATATGGTAATCACAATGAAGCTTCTACTAAAGAAGCAAACAGAATAGTTGCAGAAAAAGCAGATCTTGCTTTAGGTTATAATTACTAAATACTTTATGTTATGGAGGCTGCAAGAACGCAGTCTCCGTAGCTGTGTGTGGGTTTAATTTTGGCGATATATGCCTAAAGCTTCGTTTCCTTCACGAAGTATCTCAATATCTTTTTTAAGAGTGCTAACTTGTTTTTCTAATTTTCTTATCTCAACTCTTAGATCTCCATTATTTTTTAAATGGTGCGCCTCTAATCCTTGAAGTCTTTTTACTTTAGCTACAGCTTCTTTTAGCTTTTGCTTTAATAATTTATTTTGGTTTGTAAGGTACTCAAGCTTATCATCTAAAGAAGCAATTATATTCTGATGCTCTTTGTCTAAGATAACTTTTTCTTTTAACTTATTAATCATTCCTCAAATACCTCAGTTGTTTGCTGCTCTGTACTCGGAGTTAATTTGGTAATCTCATTAGCTTTAGTAATAGAAACAATCTCAACATGAGTGTCTCTTAACTCTTCCTTACAAGCATCTTTGGCTTCATTAAGCTTATCCATTAATGCTGGAAAATTACTTTCATATACTCCGTAGATATAAAGATCATTGATAGCTGCTGTCACACGGGCCAGACCTTTATGCCTTTTTTCTAATCTCAATAATTTTTGATCACTCATTTTGTAAAACCTCCTTGAGTTTGTATTTTACATTTTCGATTTTAAGATCTGATATTTCTGCATCTTGAGAAGATGGATCTTTGCCTTCAATAGCTTGGTCCTCATTAGCGAACTCCTCTTTTACGATAAAGTCCGCTTGTCCTGTAGTTGTCTTAATGATTTTTGGCATTTTTCAACTCCGCTATTTCTTGTTTGAGTTGGTCCACTTCTACTTGATACAGTCGAACATCGTTCTCTAAGGTAGCAATATCTCTTTGTTCAGGACTTAGTGTAGCAATCTTTTCTTCTCCAATTCTTGTAACTGATTTACCATCATCTCTAGTCCATTTAATTAATGGCTCAAAGTCACTAAGTATTATGCTTTGTATCTCTAAACTTTTATGTTCAGTAGGTTCAAACTTTACCATTACGCAGTAGTGTTTAGCTGCACCAGGCATTGTCTGTTCTTGTATTTCTATCTCAACATATTTACTATCTATTACTGGCATTTTCTATTCTCCTCATATTCTTTTAACCAAACTTTTTTTTTCTCATCTTCATCAATTTGATGTTCGAGTTCTTGAGCTTCAATTTTTCCTGTGAAGCCTTTGTGATATTCAATGAAGTTTGGATCTATAAGCACATCAGTTTTAATCTTAAACAGTTCAGCCATCTTTTTTAGTTTTAATGAACTAACTCCGTTCGCGCCTTTTTCATATTTTTGAATTTGCTGGAAGGTCGTTCCAATGGCTCTTCCAACTCTTGCTTGGGTGTAGCCATGTATTTTTCTAATGTACTTGATGTTGTTTCCAACGGTGGCATTAAAGGTAAGTTCTTCAGGTGTTCTTTGTCGGTTTGACATTTGATCTCCTCTATAGTTAAGTTAAAGTAATTTTCCGTTTGTTCTTTCCAGCCAGTAAAATCGTAAAGTGTAGATCTTTCTGCTGTAGCAAAGAACGCCATCGGCGGCATTTGTCGAAACACATCATCAGCTTTAATAAAAAATGCTGGAAGGTTATCTTCAAATTTTAAGTACCAGTTAGTCTGGTTAATTCTGTGAACAGGCATATCTGAACTGAATGCCTGGTAGTGTAAGTAGCTTGCGTATGCTTTATCGCCTTCTTTTCTTGCCATTATTTGTATTCCTCCAATGGATCGATTAATTGATTTTTTTTAAGTTGCTCTGCTAGTTTGCAGATAATTCTTTGGCTAGTCTGCGGAGTAAATCTCATTACATCTCCAAACAAAGCCAACATTTCTAAGGACCTACCGTCAATATCTGGAAGCTTATCCCAGTTCTTTTGCTGCATGGTCCACTCGATATTTTCTTCGTACATATTTTTTTCTGTTTCCATCTCAAGCGCTAACTTCTGCGCTTCAGATAATTGATTTTCAGGAGTGTTAGGAAATTTGATAACCTTATTGCTCATCTTTTTGCATTAACTCCGCCTGGTAAAGATAGTTTGCTGCATCATCGTAAGTGTCTTGTTTAAAACCACCTTGAGTTCTAATAAGCTTTGCGATCACATACATGTTGGCAACAACATGACCTGGAATATTTTTATTTAGTCCAAGTAGAGAGGACCAAGCTCTACCAATATTAGTCATATTGGCATCGAATGATCCATACTCTAAATGTTTAGCTTTACGGATCTGTTTAAGCTTTTCGTTTTGCATTTTTCTCTTTGCTCTCTGCATGAGCAGAGTAGGCTGCGTTGATAAAATACGAAGCGGTCTTTGCAAGACTTTGAGGCATCTCAAACTGTTCGTCTGATAATGTTCTCAGCTTTTTATAAGTGTCCATGCTTAAAGCTATAGATTTATATTTATCCGTATCCATGATTACTCCAAGTTTGCTGGATCAAATGAAGTGTCAGCAGAATTAACTTCTAACTCTTCAACTCGGTGCATCCAGTAGTAGGTTGAACCAGCTGGTAGCTTTCCAGTACCTGATGCTTCAGCTTTGTAAGCACCAACTCTATATTTCTTGCCATCTGGTAAAGTTATTGTTCCTTTGAGGTCATAACTTTTTGGGTTTTCTTTATTAGTGTTAGGAAATACTACGCCTAACGATTTACGTTCTTTTTGGTCATCCATTATTGAATAACTCCTTTAGTCTCTAGGTTGGTTTTGATTTGGTTAAACTTTTCTAAAAACTCTTGCCACGCATGAGCGTTAGATGTTTTCACATCTTGCATAAGTTTTTTATTAGTTGTTAGCCATTCAGAGTAAGCGCCAAGATGAGAGACTTTATCAAGCTCGGCTAATGCAGCAGTAAGTTTGACATCAGAAGCAACGATTGCATTTGATACTTCATTACTACTAGCAATATTGTCATTGGTTAAACCAGCAAATGCTGCTGCTCTTCCAACAGCGGATGTTTCCGCTACCTCAAGTGAGGATAATTGATTTATTCTTGATGAAGATTTTAGTTCTTCAGCTAGTCCAGTAGAGACAAGCTTTCCATCAATCCAAATTTCAGATCTAACGATAACTTTTTTATCGTCATGGTATAAAAGCTCAGACTTAATTGTTGCATCTAAGCCTAGATTTTTTCTTAACATTCCAACTCTAAATGCGACATCCGCATAATCTTTAGAATGAATTTTAATTGTATTGCCTTTGAGATTTTCTTTGAAATCTTTAATGGCGCTCTTTAATTTATCAGCTGACATAAGTAATATCCTCCTATGATTAATGTTGTGTAGTTGATGAGTGATGGAGGCATTATTGGTTCCTCCAAATTTCTTTAGCTCTAGCCAGGTGCTTTTGACCTATGTTCCAATAGAAGTTATGATCAAAGTTAGGCTCTACATCTTTAGCTATCTCAGATAAAATCATCTCAGGCTCTTCAAGATCTATGTATCTAGATAACAATCGTTCTTTTTTGATGCAGTTTTGAATTAGTTGTTCGTAATAATTGTTAAGGTTTTGCAGCTCTAAATCAGCGCAATTTTTCTCTGTAAATACTATGTGGTCATCTGCAGACAGATAAATCAGATAAGGATGGATCCGATTTAATTTTCTCATGGCAAAACAATAAAAAGCCAACTGCTGCAGATGATTAACCAATGGAGTGGATGGTAGTTTGGCAGAAGCAAAAGACCGACTACCATCCTTCCTCTCACGTCCTGGTCGTTGCCATACTGTCTTTAATTCACAGACCGAAAGAAACGGAGCATCGCCAATGATATGAGAATGCGATGACGCTGCAGCAGATCGCTCTGGTGCATTAAAATCTGTGAAGTGTAAGTCTGCTCTTCCAACAACTGGTAGAGAAAGTCTGTTATCAATATGATTGATGCTATCTTCAGCAACTACTTCTGCTGATTTGTGAGCGCCAATCTTTTCGAAAGCTAAAAATCCTTGTTGAATAGTTTGAGGAATTGTCTCCTGGTAGTGTTCTTTTTTTGCTCTGTCTTTTTCATCGACAGGAATGTACTCCATAAATTTATCTAAAGCTTTTTGGATAGCTTCATCTTTTGAAAGTTTTTTATTTTCTTTTGGAGCTAATTTTTTTATGTTTGGATTGTAGGACCAAATCTTATTTGATAGATGCCATTGGATCGCATCATTAACTGCAACTCCACTAGCCATATTTGCGTTGCCGTCAAATTCTCTTCTTTGTTCTTGAGTAGAAAATAAATATCTAAAAGCATACACACCTAAAGGCATTGAGCTTGAAGTGGGGGAGTGATGATTAATTTTTAAAAGTTCGTTTAATTTTGTAAAACCGTCTTGTTGTAAAGTTTCTAACGGATCTATTATTTTTGTATTTCTGATCAACATGACGCTATTATCGCACGCCTACGAAAATCTGATGAAACGTCTTGCCTATCTATGATTTTAAATTCGCTTAAATGTTTTTATAAGCTTGTAGATGATCTTAGCTGCATCTCATCGCGTTGAGTTGCACTTACTTGCACTTGCGGTGCTGGTTCCCAGCTAAGACCTTTTAGGTATCTCAATATCCAAATTAATTTAATTCTGTAAATTTTTTTACCTTTAATTACATATTCAGGACCAATTTTATCTTCTCTTAAAACTCCTGGTTTAT